CTCCCTTTATTGAATCAAGAATTAACTTATGATTAGTCAACCATAATGTCGTCAACTCTGAAGATTCTGAAATATTGGTTACCCCTTGCGGTGTAGTCAATATTATCTCTTGATACAAATGGATTTTCAACCATTCCATATCTAGTTTTGAATCCGATTCTTGGTTGGAAATCATTCTCACCAACAGCTTTAACCATTGTTAGTGGAACGTATGGGCAGTAGAAAATACCTGCGTCATATGGGTTGTTTCCTCTGTAACCAACAAGTGCGAAGTCACCAGTAGCATATGGATCAATGTATACTTTTAGTTTTCCGTTAAGAACACCAACAAAAGTATTACCTGTGTCATCAACATTTAAGTTAGTTGACAATGCAGGAGAGTAGTCCATCATACCAGCAGCTGCAAGAGCAGAAGCAACGTCAGAAGAACAAATAACAAAGTTACCTTTTCCTCTTCTTGTTTCTTTAGCAATAATGTTTGCTTCTCTTTCTAGTTGCATGATAAGACCTTTGAACTTCTCAACCATCCATCTACCATCTGAGTCAGTAGCAACATCAAAAGCACCTTTTAGTGCAACTGATGATTGTTGAGCACCAAGCTTAGCTCTAAGCATGATTGTTCTAACAACTTCTCTGTTGATTTCCGCAAGGATCTCAGCAGAAAGAATGTTAGCCAATTCGCCTTCAGCATCCAATCCATGGATAGCTTTAAGGTCTTGAGCAAGTTCCATTGTGTACTCAGCTTTTAGAGCTCTTGACTTAGCAGTTACTGTTGATTTCTCAATAGTGAATGCCATTTCGCCGAAAGCGCCATCGCCTGAAGCACCAACACCAAGTCTTTCAGCAGCCGCTGTTGTAAGACCTGTACCTACGCCACCGATTGTGTCTTCGTCTGAAAGGTCAGAGTTAGAACCTGTAGCATCTGTAACACCTTCAAGACCAGTTACCAACGTGTTGTGTGTACCTGTTCCTGAGAAGTCTGTATCAGCTTCGCCAAATAGAGCTTCAGCACCAGCTTGTGAGCCGTACTTTGATTTCATTGCAAAGATAAGTCCTGTAGGACCAGTCATAGGCTGAACACCTGCGATATCATAAGCAATAAGATTAGGCATTGCTCTTCTTACTAAAGAAATAAGTACTGGATCAAATTTACCAATGTTATTAGGAGCTGAACCACTACCGATATTGTTAGCAGCTGCAGCCTCTGAAATCATGTTTCCTTGACTTTGTACTGATTCTTCTCTTAAAGCAATTTCCTGGTTTTCTAACAATCTAGCTGTAACAGCTTTCTTGTAATGATCCTTAATCTCAGGTGCACTTCCGTGCTCTAAGACTGGACCCCATTTTTCGATTAATTGTGAATCTGCATTAAACATTTTTAGTTTCCCCTATATGTTTAGATTATTTATTAAATTTAGTTATAGCTTGTGTGTATCTAGCCATTGTATCAGACAAGTCAATTTGTGGCTCGTCATTGCCAATTATACTATCTACTTCATCAACTGATTCTGAAATTTCTGTTTTAAAGTATGATTCTTTAACAGTTTTTACTTTCATTTCAAAAGTATCTTTGTTATCGAAATCAATATCTTCTACTAAAGATTCTAATTTTTCAGCTTCTGTTTCTGCAAGCCCTTCAGATAATCTGCTCACAACTTCAGCTCTTTCTAATGAATTTACTGATTCTGCAAGTTTAATATTATCTTCAGTTGATTTGTTGAGTTGTTCTTCTAGCTCAGTAACTGTGTTAGATAGTTCATCTACCAAGTCAACTTTACTATTAGGAACTTCAACGTAATGTTCTGCGAATACTCTTTGTAAAGAAGTCATGAACTCTTCAGCAATTTCAGTCCTTAGACCGTTATTGATTGCAACTTCATTTTCTGACATCCAGTTTTCAACAACATAGTTCAAGTATGAATCTACTTTCTCTACTAGTGATGTTTGGATATCTGTTACTTCTTCTTCAAGATTCTGCGCATATTCTGCTTCGAGTCTTTCAACCTCTTGAGTTAGCTTAGAAGTTAACACTGCTTCAAAAATTGCACCAGCCTTTCCTTTAAATTCTGCGGAAAGTGTTGCTTCTTCTGAAATTAGTGCGTCTAAATCTTCGTCAAAATCAATGCTTTCTACCTTAGCCTTTACAACTTCACCGTGTTTTTGATCGGCGCCTTTGCCCTGAGGTACTGGCATTTTTTTAACTTTCTTCTGAGCATCATCAACAGACTTGATTGATTCTTCTTCAGATGTCTCATCTACTTTAGCCATTTTAGCATAAAGCTTTTGAGCATCTTCTTTTCTAGCTTTCTTCAACATTTCAACAGCAGCTTGAATAACTCCGGCTTTAGTTTTTGGAACATTTACGGAAGGAGTTTCCTCTTTAACTTCCTCTTCATCTTCCTCAACTTCGTTTTCGTCATGTTTCCCTTCAACAAGAGAATCCTCGTCTAAAACAATCTCATCATTCTCAACGAGCTCTTCATTCTGCTCTTCTTGTATGTCTTCGATAGCGTTTATATCTTTATCGTCGATTGACATAGCTTTCTCCTATAGTTTAGAGTTTAATTTAGAGAGGAAATTTTTAAAAGCTCTAATTTCAGTGTCGGGTGACGCTAAATTAGATTCTTTTATTTCAGTCTCAATTGATTCAATTTCTTGTGCAACAAGGACACCATTGTTCCAAACCCAATCAACCCCCTCCATGATACCATTTACAAAGGCCTCAGGAGCGGATGGGTCTTGGACAATGTCAACGGTTGATAGCATAAAATCGCCACCAACATGCTGAACGCCACTTTTGTTAACAAGAGTTCCCATACCACGACTAGAGACACCTAACTTTACACCGCCTTCTAATAATCCTTCAACTATTTTTCCCATAGGGGTTTGCAGTATAGATGCCTTTCCAACAACATCATTACCTTCCCATCTTAGGTCGGTAATTTTGTGTGAAACTTTATCAAGATTGATAGTCGGTCCGTCAGGGTGATTTAACTCTCCGACCGCTCTACCAGTCTTTACTTGTTCTTCTATATATTTGTTAACGGCACCTTCGAGTACTTTCTTTTCATATACTCGGCCGTTTCTATTTTTCTTGTTGGCCTGCATAAACACGCCTTCAATAATTAGATTCTTTTTGCCATTAGCTGCTTTCTCAACTATGACATCTAAATCTGTTTCTATGTATTCTGCTATAAGCTTCATACTTCTAATTCCTCGCCCATCAGCTTGATAAAATCATTGGCTGATTTTTCTGCTTCTTTTGCATTCTTATAGTTGTCATCTAATCTTTCGCCATCAATATACGCGGAAAATTTATTGCCTTTCTTGGCAATGATAACCTCTATTTTCTTTCGTCTGCCACCTTTAAATGACTTAACCTGTTTTTCACCAGATGCCAGTTTAGTAGCCTTTTCTCTTAACTCTGCAAAAGAAATCATTTATTATTCTTCCTCTTGTTCTTTAGTACCCATAGAAGATGCAATTTCAATCTTCTTAGCGTCTAAAGCAGCGGTAAGTTTATCAGCCATTACAGAATTAAAATTCTTACCAGCTGATACATTATCGCCATCTTTCAAATCATTTATGATATTTTCTACACTCA